ATGATGGGTTCAACTTCCAACTCACTTGACAAGGGGGGTGGTAATTTCAAAAAGCTATATTACGACTCTGACATTAATAATAGGAGTGGCAATGGTCAAACAAGGAGTGGGTTATACAGTCTATTTATCCCAATGGAGTGGAACCTAGAAGGTTTTATAGATAGGTTTGGTATGCCAGTAATGAAAACACCGAAGACCCCTGTTATTGGCGTTGATGGTGATATGATATCAAAGGGGGCTATTGATTACTGGGAGGATGAGGTTGACTCATTAAAAGGTGACCCCGATGCCTTGAATGAATTCTATAGACAGTTTCCAAGAACAGAGGCTCATGCATTTAGAGACGAGAGTAAAAACTCTATATTTAATCTAACCAAGATATATCAACAGATAGACTTTAATGATGCGATGATTGATGGTCGTACAATTACCCGTGGGTCATTTAGTTGGAAAAACGGTATGAAGGACACTCAGGTTGTTTTTAATCCAGACAATCGTGGTAGATTTTTTTTATCTTGGGTACCCAACAAATCTCTTCAGAATAAAATCATAGTTAAGAACTCTACAAAGTATCCAGCAAATGAGCACATAGGGGCATTTGGTTGCGACTCATATGATATTAGCGGAACCGTTGGAGGTGGAGGGTCTAATGGTGCCTTACACGGCTTAACAAAGTTTAATATGGAGGATGCTCCAAGCAATGAATTTTTTTTAGAATACATTGCAAGACCTCAAACAGCTGAGTTGTTTTTTGAGGATGTCCTAATGGCGTGTGTATTTTATGGTATGCCAATACTTATAGAGAATAATAAACCAAGGCTATTGTACCACTTTAAAAATAGGGGGTACAGAGGGTTTTCTATGAATAGACCAGATAAGTTATTTACAAAACTATCAAAGACAGAGAGGGAGCTTGGAGGAATACCCAACTCAAGTGAAGATGTTAAGCAGGCTCATGCGGCTGCAATAGAATCTTACATAGAAAATCATGTTGGCATGAATGGGGATGATGGAGACATGAACTCGATGCCATTTAATAGAACTCTTTCAGATTGGGCTAGGTTTGACATATCTAATAGAACGAAGCATGACGCATCAATTAGCTCTGGTTTGGCTATAATGGCTTGCCAAAGACATCTATATCAACCCCAAAAGAAAGAGTCATCAATAAGTATTAACTTTGCAAGGTATAGAAATTCGGGAAATATAAGCGAGATAATTAGATGAAAGATGTAAAGATAGATGTTACATCTGCGGGATTTCCAAATCAGTTTGTTTCTGATGCAGAAAAAGCCACAGAGGAGTACGGTCTTCAAATAGGTCAAGCCATACAGTATGAGTGGTTTAAAAAAGATGGGAATAATTCTAGATACTATGACCAATGGAGAAATTTTCACAAGCTAAGACTATATGCTCGTGGTGAGCAGTCGGTTAAAAAGTACAAGGATGAATTAGCTATTGATGGTGATTTATCTTACTTAAATCTTGATTGGACTCCTGTTCCTATTATACCAAAGTTTGTTGACGTTGTTGTAAATGGAATGTCTGACAGGCTATTTAAGATAAAAGCTTATGCACAGGATGCAATATCTCAGTCAAATCGCTCTAAGTATCAGGATATATTACAAGGTCAAATGCTTGCAAAGGACTCATTGGAGGTAATAAAAAGCGAGTCTGGCTTTGACCCTTTTATAATGCAACCAGATGAAATGCCAGCAGATAATGATGAGCTTGCACTGCATATGCAAATCAAGTACAAGCCAGCAATTGAAATAGCTGAAGAAGAAGCCATCAATACAATATTAGAAGAGAATAAGTACCTTGATTTAAGAAAGGAATTTGATTATGACTTAACAACGATTGGTATTGCTATTGCAAAACATGAGTTCTTAAAGGGAGCTGGCGTTAAGGTTTCGTATGTTGACCCAGCTAATGTTGTTTATAGTTACACCGAAGACCCACATTTTAAGGATTGTTTTTATTGGGGTGAAATAAAAACACTTTCTATTACGGAGTGTAAAAAAATAGACCCAACTTTAACAAATGAGGACTTGGAGGAAATATCAAAGTATAGTCAATCTTGGTACGATTACTATAATGTTGCTCAGTTTTATGAGAATGATATTTTTTATAGAGATACAGTAACGCTTATGTACTTCAACTACAAGACCACAAAAAAGATGGTCTACAAAAAGAAGTTACTTGAGACTGGGGGTTCTAAAGTTATTGAGAAGGATGACCAGTTTAATCCCCCACAAGAAATGATGGAGGATGCTAGGTTTGAAAAGATTGAGAAGACTATTGATGTTTGGTATGAGGGTGTCATGGTAATGGGGACCAATATTCTTTTGAAGTGGGAACTTTCTAAGAATATGGTTAGACCCAAATCAGCATCCCAACACGCACTTCCGAACTTTGTTGCTGTTGCTCCACGTATGTATAAGGGCAACATTGAGTCTTTGGTAAAGCGAATGATACCATTTGCTGATTTGATTCAGGTAATCCATCTTAAATTACAGCAGGTTATATCACGAACAGTACCAGATGGAGTATTCATTGATGCCGATGGGCTTAGTGAAGTTGACTTAGGAACAGGTGCGGCATACAACCCAGAGGATGCGTTGAGGCTTTACTTTCAAACTGGTTCTGTTATAGGCAGGTCTTATACTCAAGATGGGGAGTTTAATAATGCACGGGTGCCAATTCAAGAATTGAATACAAACTCTGGTGCATCAAAAACACAGATGCTTATATATAATTATAACCATTATTTGAATATGATTCGAACCGTAACTGGACTAAATGAATCTAGGGATGGTAGCACACCTGACCCTAACTCATTGGTTGGGTTACAGAAGTTGGCAGCATTAAACTCAAATACCGCAACAAGACACATTTTAGATAGTAGCTTATATATATTCAGAGGTTTATCAGAGGCATTGACATATCGTATTGCAGATATACTTGAATACGCTGACTTTAAAGATGACTTTGTAAATAAGATTGGTCGATACAATGTGTCCATACTGAATGACATATCAGACTTGTATATCTATGACTTTGGTGTGTTCTTGGAGGTTGCTCCAGATGAGGAGGATAGAGCAAAGCTTGAGCAGAACATTCAGATGGCATTGTCTAAGGGAGATATATACCTTGAGGATGCTATTGATATTAGAGAGTTAAGGAACATTAAGTTGGCTAATCAGCTCTTAAAGCTAAAGCGTAAGAAAAAACAAGAGAGAGAGCAGAAGATGGAAATGCAAAAGCAAGCGATGGTTGCACAGCAAAATATGCAGTCACAGCAAATTGCTGCACAAACTGCAATGCAAAAAATACAAGAAGAGACGCAGTCTAAGATGCAGATTAAACAAGCAGAGATTGCATTCGATATGGAAAAAATGAAAGGTGAGGCTATGCTTAAATCTAAGCTAATGGCAGAAGAGTTTAACTATAATTTAAAGTTGAGAGGTTTGGCTGAGGAGTCTTTACAGAAACGTGAAAATGAAAGGGAGGATTCTAAGAAGTCACGTATAAGCCAACAGAATACGCAGCAGTCTAAATTGATAAATCAAAGAAAAAATAATCTCCCATCAATAAACTTTGAATCAAATGAGGATAGTTTGGATGGATTTGATTTGTCAGAGTTTAGCCCAAGGTAGTGGAAATATTAATATAGTATTAGTATTATTTTTGTAAAAATATAATTAAATGGAAATTAAAGTAAGAGAACTTAGTGGTGTTGAGGAAAAATCAACACAACAAGTGGAGGAGGAATTACTCCAAAAACACGAAGAGGAATTAGGCTCTTCACAAGAAAATGCACCTCAAGAAACATCTGAAGAAGATGTTAAAGAGATTGCAGAAGAAACTAAAGCCTCAGAGTTAAGTGAGGATGACGTTCTTTCATATATTAAAAACAGATACAACAAAGAGCTTAACTCTGTTGAGCAACTTTTTGATGAACGAGAATCGTCTGAAGAGTTGCCCGAAGATGTTAAAGCATACTTTGAGTATAAAAAGAAAACTGGCAGAGGAATGGATGACTACATTAAGTTATCTAAGGATTTCTCTTCCATGGATGATGACCAGCTTTTGTCTGAATACTTCCTTGCATCTGGGGATGCTTTGGATGGTGATGACGTTGATGTACTTATGGATGAATATTCTTATGACGAAGATTATGATAGCGAAAAGGATATTAAGAAAAAGAAGTTGGTAAAGAAAAAGCAAGTTGTAAAAGCTAAGAAATACTTTGAGGAGCAAAAAGAAATGTACAAACAACCCCTTGAGTCAAGCACGGTTGGAGTTTCTGAGGAGCAACAAAAAGAAATCGAGGCATACAAGCAATACGTAGACGAAGCTAAAACAACCAAAGAGGAAGTTAATCGTAAGCGGGAATGGTTCCTTGAAAAGAGCAATGAGGTATTCAAAGATTTCAAAGGTTTTGATTTCAATATTGGAGACTCTACCCTTACATTTAATCCGACAGGAGATTCTAGTAAACTTAAGGAGGAACAAACAAACTCAATGAGTTTTGTTTCAAAGTACCTCGACCCGCAGACGGGATTAATTAAGGATGCTAGGGGATACCATAGGTCTTTAGCTGTAGCTATGAACCCAGAAAAGTTTGCCAAGTTCTTTTATGAGCAAGGCAAAGCTGAAGCAACTGAGGATGTTACTCGTAAGATAAAAAATATTGATATGTCTGAGAGAAGAGCACCTGAAGTTTCGAAAAGCAAAGATGGGCTTAGTATCCGAGCACTCAGTACATCTGAGGGTAGGGGACTAAAAATTAAAAGTAAAAACAAGTAAAACATTTAAAACAAAAAAATTATGGCAGGTTCATTTACAGGAGCAGGTTACGCCCTTCAGCCAAGCGCACAACAGGTGCCAACAGCAAGTAACTACATTACAGATTTCAACTTCTTGAATCAGTATCTTCCAGATACGTATGAGAAAGAATTTGAGCGTTACGGAAACCGAACAATTTCTAGTTTCATTCGTATGGTTGGTGCAGAGATGCCTTCCAACTCTGACCTTATTAAGTGGGCAGAGCAAGGTCGTTTGCATATCAAGTATGTAAATTGTACCACTGGAGTATTGTCAAATGCTGCTACTGCAACATTTACTATCAACGATACGCTTAATCCAAACCGAAGTGCTATTGGATTGACAGCTGGTAACTATGCTATCCGTGTTGGTCAAACAGTTGTTGTTTCAGCAAACAATGGTGATGGCGAATACAAAGCTATTGTTACTGCTGTTGGTGGAACTAGCAACAGTGAAGTTACTGTGGCTTTCTATAATGCAGATGGTATTACAAATAGTTCGGCAGCTAATGTTTGGACAATCTTTATCTATGGTTCTGAATTTAAAAAAGGAACAGCAGGGATGACTGATTCTTTAGAGGCTGATGACGAAATCTTTGAGAACAGTCCTATTATCCTTAAGGATAAATATGCAGTATCTGGGTCTGACATGGCTCAAATCGGATGGGTTGAGGTGACTACAGAAAATGGTGCTACAGGTTACTTGTGGTACATGAAGTCTGAGCACGAAACAAGATTACGTTTTGACGATTATCTTGAGACTGCAATGATTGAAGCAGTTCCTGCTGAAACAGGTTCGGGTGCTGTTACGGCTGCTTACAAAGGTTCTGAGGGTGTATTCTATTCAGTATCAGAACGAGGTAATCTTTGGTCTGGCGGTGCTCCAGATGCATTGAGTGAGTTTGATACAATCATTGGTAGACTTGACTCTCAGGGAGCTATCGAAGAGAATGTAATTTTCTTAGACCGTGCGTTTGGATTTGCTATTGACGATATGTTGGCAGAGCAAAACTCTTACGGTACTGGTGGAACAAGCTACGGGTTGTTCGACAACGATGAGAATATGGCGTTGAACCTAGGGTTCTCTGGTTTCCGAAGAGGATACGATTTCTACAAAACTGATTGGAAATATCTAAACGACCCAACCATGCGTGGTCAATTGGCTACTGGTTCTGGTTCTGGTCAAATTAACGGATTGTTAGTCCCTGCTGGTTCTACAACCGTATACGACCAAATCATGGGTAAGAATGCAAAGAGACCATTCCTACACGTACGTTACCGTGCTTCGCAAACTGAAGACAGACGATACAAAACGTGGATTACTGGTTCTGCTGGAGGTGCTGCTACATCGGATATAGATGCGATGGAAGTTAACTTCTTGTCTGAGCGTTGCGTTTGTACATTGGGTGCAAACAACTTCGTATTGTTCGAAGATTAATAAACATTATAGGGGAGTGTCTTTGAAGACACTCC